ACACTTCCAGATGTACTTTGTCCTAAAACTCGATTATTGTCATCTAATATATTATCAGCATTATTATTGCTAAAAAAACTCATATCATATGCTTGATCTACACCACCACCAGAAATAATAGCAGACATAGTTATTCTACAACTTCTAATTGTAGTGTGATTAAAAATTCTTGGAAGTGACTGACATTGTAAATATCTTATATCACCTACGTTAGTTATACTTGAAGTGGCTGAAGTAGATGTATCAATACCACCATCTGAAGATATTTCAAAAACATTTTGAGGATTAGTTAAAAAAGTAACAGCAGAAGTAGTGTAAGATGAAACCTTGGGAACAAAATTACCACGAGCGACATAAGTAGCTGGAGTTTCTAAAATATTTACTCCATATTCAGTAGATGTAGCTTCTGCAATTGTAGTGTTTGATGCGGATTGTTGCAATCTAAAAAAGTAATCTTGACCACCATAATAATGTATATGTGAATTATCATTAGCAGAATAAGATTTTGGCATCAATGTAGTAATAGTATGTCTTGAAACTGTTAAAACTGGACAAGGAAACAACCCACCATACGATGCTACTAAAGGTGATTGTGTTGTAGATGGATTAAATGCACCATATACTATTGGTTCATAAATATTGTATTTAGAATGCTGTGTTTGTGGAAATGAAATTCCATCCCAAGGCCTATGCGCATTTATTTTAAATGTTACTTGTTGATTTTGATTTAATTTTACATCAACCAACCTACCTGTAAAAATTCTTTGGCAGTTACTAGAAGAACTAGCATTATTAAACTGCGCATATACTCTTACTTCTTTATTATGATAATTTTTTTCTGAATAATTAAAAACATGTTTATAGAAATCTACATTTTCAAAAATAAAATTACTACTTACAACACTCATATTGCTTGTAGATGCAGTACCTTGAGTTATATCTATGCTTTCTCTTAATACAATATTTTGATTGACTATTGATCCATAATATCGATTTGAATCTAGCGTTGTATGAGAAAATGCTAATCCAAAAGAATGTATAAATTTATCAAAGCCTTTTATATTATAGCTTGCGCCACTAATTGTGCCACTATTACTATTTGTACTAGAATCAATTGCGCTAGTGCCTGTGCCTTCATCAAACTTCCAATATCCAACTAAATTACTAGCACTACTATCAATGGATCTTTGATAATATCTTGCGATTTGTGAAGCATCTCTTGCCATACTCCAAACACGTAAATGCGCTAATTCACCATCAAAAAACTTTGAATTTGCATAATTTGTTCCAATATTTACTCTCATATCAGAGCTATCTCCACCTGCAGGATCATTTGCAGATGCAGTAGATGACATAGTGCTAACTAATGTGCCATTTTTATATATTCGTATATCATCAGTTACTGAACTTCTAACTGCTGCAATGTGAGTCCATGTATTTGCAGATAGTGCTAATGAATCAAATCCACTTGCACCAGTTTGTAAGTCTACATTTGCTCCACTACCATATTCGTAAAATACCTGTATTTCTGGACCATCTAATGATATGACTAATGAATTATTATCTTCTAAATCTTCACTAGATCCACCACTTCTATGAAATATTGGGTAATCTGTTCCAGAAACACTATCTGCCTTTACCCAAAATTCTATTGTAAAATCAACGTATGTGGCTAATATATTACCATAAGTAATCTTATCATCAGTGCCATCAAACTCTAAACACGTATTATTATCAGCAGTAAACTGAAATAAATAATTTTCATTTACGTTGGGAGATGTTGGAGCGTTAGATAAAGACATTAAGCTAAGTTTTGATCAGATACTTGTTTTAACTGTGGAATTAAATTATCACGCACAAATTCATCATTACCAATCATATTTCCTTGGATATTCACAGTCACACCACCTGCGCTACCAGTTCTATTCATATCAGCTAGATTTTGCACACCTATGTTTTGCACTGCGCTGCGTTGCATGATAAACTCACCTGCCTGCGCAAGTATAGGTACGTTATCTTGACCTTGGACCATACCACCAGTCGCAAAGCGTTGGATACCATTATTGCGAATCAAGCCACCAGTGTGACCGATAAAACCAGAACCTAGATTTAATAATGCACTGGGAACAGCACCACCACTTGTCAGAGCTATTAACTGCGCAGCCGTAGATAGAAAAAACTTTAATCCTGCTGTGGAATCAGCAGAGTTGTTTTTTAATGCTTTCATATTGTTTCCAACAATATTTAAAGAAGTAGCAAGATTATTATTTGTTGATATTAGCTCTTTTCCTTTTACGATAGATTCCATCTGCGCACCTACTAATCTATTTAAAGCGTTAAATTCTGCTAATTCTGCATCTGTTAATGCTTCAGTACCTTCAATTCTTTCCATAATGAATTGACCTTGTGTTGCTGCTTCTCTATCTATCTGCACTTTAGCTTTTAATGCTTCACTTAAATTTTGCTCTGCTTGAAAAATTGTTTGAGTAATTTTAATACGTTTTTCATCTACATCATTATTCTGCATAGTAAGTAATACTGTATCAGCCAATATTTTATTAATCCTATCTCTTGCATCTACGCTCATACCTAAACTAATGGTTTGATTGCCTAAAGTATTGATGTATTGCTGCGTTGTATTGGTGAGTTGTTGTGTGCTATTTGTTAATGTTTGTGTGGTTGTATTTAAAGAACTAAAAGCATTGTTTGCTTTTAAAAGATCATCTAATAATTGACCACCAAAAATTGCTACTGCAATTGTAGCCAATAAAGCAAATTTACCAGATAATAACGCTGTTGCAGTAGTTAAACTAATTGTTCTGGTCCTAAGTAATACTAAAGTTGCTGCGTATGCTTTGGATGCTATTTCAGTAATTACAATTGCATTTCTAATACCAACAAAAGCAACAGTTGCTGCCGTTATAGAAGTAGCTAACTGCGCAAGGCGTTGTAAGTCTAAACTATTAAAAAACTCTCTCGTTGAGTTTGCTGCTTTTATTAGTGATGGTAGCATCAACGATCCAATCCGCGCTGCAAACCTAGTGATCGCATCATTCATATTAGATACTGCACCAGTAAATGTTTGCGATAATCGTTTACTACTGCCTTGTATACCAGCCACTGGATCAACCATAGCACTTAATAATGCTTGTCTAAACTGAGGTAATGTAATTTTTGTTAAATCTTTAATTCCTTGTGAATCTTTGATTAATTGCAGTATCCCACGTTCTCTTAATATGTCCGCAGCACCTGCGCCTCCAGCAAAGGCGCGACCTAATGCACTTGCAGCTTCGGTTGCAGTTGTACCCATAAACGCAGCTAAATCAGTTACTGAGGATAATGTAGCCTGGGAATTAACACCAAAGGCTTCTAACTGCGCACCTGCGTTTACTACATCCTGTAATTGAAATGGAGTAGTGGCTGCAATCTGATTGAACGTAGCGAAGGCTTTCTCTGCTTCTTCAACACTACCAGTTAATCCAACCAATCTAGTCTTGACATCCTCAAAACCAGATGCAGCTTGAATAAACTTGTTCATACTACCAACTGCACCACCAATCGCAAACGTATACACTAAAATTCTATTACGCAGTGATCCTAAAGATGCGATCAATCCTCTGTTTTGATTGCGCATTCGTTTTGCAGTTTCTACATACTGCTTACCATTTGTATCTAAATTTTTAAAATCTTTTGTAGCTCGTGAAAAACCTTTTGTGCGAACCTCAATAATAAACTTTTTTTCAGCCATTTTGCTTCTTTATATCTTCGTTTTGGAGTGCGTTAAATTCTTCATCTATAGCAGAAAAGATGACTAAGCGATGATAATCTGCGTCATCTATAGTTTTTGCTAATGGTAAATTAAACCTTTTCATAGACATATACTCCTCAAGCGCAAAAATAGTCTCAGGCGTTAAAAAATATGTTGAGTCAGCACAAAACACTAATGAGTAATATAACGCTGCACCAAGCGTAAATTTTCCATCTTTGCTTTCTTCTACTAACCTTTCTATCTCTTCCCATAATACCTCTTCTGTGTAGGTAATCTTTTTCTTAAGAGTAGGAGACTGCGCAGTGTATGGAAACTGGAGATTGCGGCTTGGTTGCTGTTTATATGACATCCAAACCGCAACGCGGTGCATTAAGACTTTTTTGGGTTAGGCTCTTTATATGCGTTATATACTGACATCAATACTGCGTCAATCTCATTGTCATTTAGCTCACCAAGTATTTTTTCTGGATCAGTAAAACTAAAGTTGAGTACCCAATCTAATACATCAAAAAACTTTTCAGTATTAATCTCGCCATCTTTAGTGATTGCTTTGACTTCTAGCTTATGTAACTCTCTACGAGCCTTAAAGGTTATATCACGTACTTCATAAGTACCATGATCTGTTTTTACTTTCATATTTCATCCTTAGATGAAAATGGCGTGATTATGCGATCGTGATTGTAATTATTGGTGCAGTTTCACTAGCAGCAAATGCTCTGAATGGTATGCTTTGTAGCA